TGGCGGGCTCGGCAATGCGTTCAAGTATTCTACGAATGGCAGCGCAGGAGGGATTTCCATAGCAACGTGGCAGTCTGAAACGGGTCAGGACGCCAATTTTTCAACATCGAACCCTTTATTGAACTCAGCGAATATTCCGTCGAGTTCTTCCCCATGCCGTGCAGGTGGAACGAATGCAACGCTAGCCTCTGTCCCCCTTGATCTATCGAACCGCCCCCGTCCTCCCACGCCCTCCATCGGCGCCTACGAATACTACCAGACCGCCCTCTCCGCACTCGCTCCGGGCAGGGGCGTCGTCGTAGGGGGGCCGTGAATCCGACATGATATGGTGCCTCCTGCTATACTGTTGGCAGCACTGATCGCTGTCGAATCACACATCAATCCCACCGCTGTGGGCACTCACAGCGAACTAGGGATCCTGCAGATCAAGTTCGGTACGCTGATGGACATTGATCGGATAATGCACCGGCAGGTGTACCATCCCGATGACCGACTTGACCTGGAGAAAAGCAAGGAGATGTGCTGCATCTACCTTTCTCATTACACACGCGGCACGGTATATCCCAATGTGGCTGCCATGTATGAGGACATGGCACGTACCTGGAAGGGCGGTCCACACGGCAAGCACCTGGATGAAACCACTGAATACTGGCACAAGGTTGAGGCTGAACTGCTGAAGACCGAAATAACCGTACCATCATAATGAAAAAGCCGAAGATCACCGACAATCAGCTCATTCAAAACGCCATATTTGCGCGTGGTGAGTTCCTTCGCAACCTGATCGACAAGACCAAGGACATCGATAAGGAGTGCGGGTACGAGGAGATACTCACCATTGCGTACCTTCGGCAGATGTACGACCGCGAGGGCATCGCCAAGCGCGTCGTCAGGATTTTCCCCGAGGAGTGCTGGAAGCAGGACCCTGAAATCCTTGAGACGGATGACGAGGGAGACACTCAGTTCGAGAAGGACTGGGACGCCCTGCAAAAGAAGTTCAAACTGTATAGCATCCTGCAGCGTGCGGATGTCATGTCGGGCATTGGTACGTTTGGTGTGATACTGCTCGGTATCACTGACGGCAAGCAATTCATTGAACCGGTCGATGGTGTGCCGCTTGATGGGACGATGCCCACCACCTTCCCCAAGGGCAGCAGAGCGCAGAAGCTCGCTTACCTCCGTGTGTTCGATGAATCAGCGGTGACAATCAACAAGTTTGAGTTGGACATTACCAGCCCGAGGTACGGCCGTCCGCTGCTCTACAACATCAATTTCATCCAGTACGGTGTCAACACGCAGGTGATCCAACCGGTGGCACCCATGCCGACCAGCCCGACACCCGTTCACTGGACGCGGGTGATTCACCTTGCTGATAACAAGGAAAGCAGCGAGGTGTATGGCGTGCCAAGGTTGGCATCGGTCGCCAACCGCATCGTCGACCTTCGCAAGGTGCTAGGAGGCGCCGGTGAGATGTTCTACAAGGGTGGCTTCCCTGGCATCAGCTTCGAGGTCAATCCCGAGCTGCAGGCTGTGTCAACCCTCAACCGTGAGGAGATGCGCGAGGAGTTCGAGAAGTACCAATCAGGGTTGCAGCGCTACCTCGCACTTGTCGGTGTCACCGCCAAATCAATGGCGCTGCAGGTCGCTGATCCCACAGCGCACTTCACCACGGCAATCAAAGCCATCGCTTGCTCACTGGGGATCCCGTGGCGCGTGTTCATCGGGACTGAGGAGGCCAAGCTCGCCGCCGACCAGGACGCTTCAGCATGGAATGAACGCGTCACGAACCGCCAAACCAAGTACCTTACCCCGGACGTAATCACGCCGTTTGTGGAGCGACTGATCATCATGGGCATCCTGTCCCCGCTTGACGACATGGATGCTGGGTTGGTCGTGAACTGGGCTGACCCCCACACGACCAGCGACACAGAAAAGGCGCAGATCGCCTTCCAGATGTCGCAAGCGATGGGTGCATACGTCAGTGGTGGTTGCGATGTGCTGGTGCCACCGAAGCAGTACCTGACAATGTTCCTGAACTTCACGGACGAGGAAGCGGACGCCATCATGGCGAACGTGAAGAAGTACCTGAACACGATGGGCAACGGTGGACAGGCTGACATCCTGCATCCTCCGCAGCCTGACCCGAACGCTCCCGGTGCTGATGGTCAACCGCCACCGGCTGGTGGGTCACCGCTGCCGAACGCTGGTAAGGGTGGCACAAAGGCCACTCAAGTTGACAACTTCCCCAACCAGGGCAATCCCTACCAGCAACCCAAGCCCGGTAAGACACAGTCGAAGATTCCCAGCGCTGTAAAGCCCCCTCCCGCAGCACCACCGCTTAAGGGATCCCCGACGCCTGGCAGTGGTGGTAAGAAGCCCGTCAAGAATGAGGAGGAACATGTGTCGAACATTCGCATCATGCAGAAGCGCAAGGAGGCTGCCTTTGCGTCGAATGAGGCTGTTGAGCAGGGCACTATCGCTGACCACATGAAGGACATTGCACACCACAAGGCTGCCGCAACCCTTCACAACGAGGCATCCGAATTGCTCAAGGATGACCAACCGAACGCAGCGGCCTGGCATGATGCGGAGGCTGACCGTCACCTGACAGCAATCACTGAGCTGCAACGTGGCGGTGCTCGTGCTGGAGCGGGACGCAAACCGACAAAGGGAGGCGAACAACAGTCCACGGCGTTGAAGGACAAGGAAAAAGCAGCTGTCGACCGCATCGAAGCCTTCTACAAGAAGGGGAACAAGAAAGGTGGTAGCGGTGGCAAGGACAAACTTCCCAAGGGTAAGGGTGTCAAAAAGTAGAATTTCCACTGGCAATCACGCCATTGGATAAACCAAGGACACAAAATGATCGGTGAAGTAGTCAAGATAGGTGACGCAGTCAAGGTGGTCGACGAGTTCAGCGTGCTGCACAACGGCATCATAACAAACGTATGGACTCAGCCGGGACAGCCATCAACTGTAGCAAACGTCCTATATCTGTCCTCTGACGAGACAAAGACAGATAGTTACGGACGCCAAGTCGAGAGGATGTCTTCCTGCTCGCACCGTGACAGCGGATCAGCTCACGGGAGGTACTGGTTCGTGGAAGGTGATCGGAAGTAAATGATCGAAGCTGACCAAGTACGGGCCTTAACGGTGCGGAAACAGTCAGTGACTGATTAACATGAAGACACCAGGACGACTTGTGCAGGAACCACCTTTGGATGAATCCCAACCAGGTGACTTCCACTTCAAGGTTAACCCACATGATGGGAAAATGTACTGTGCAATGCACCTGCCCTGCCAACATGGGTGGTTTACAAACCTGCCCGTTGCAATCGGCCCCCATGCTGACGGATACTGGGGATGGAACGGCAAGACTGATAAGCCCACTTTAACTCCATCGATTGAACAGAAGCGAGTGCTGAGGTATGAGAAGAATGCAGAGGGCAAAGATGTGCCTGTGATGGAGACCCTTTGGCATGGTCATTTGACGGACGGCGAATTTGTTTCCTGCTGACGACTATAGTAGCATATGAGCCGCACCCTAAAAAATTGGAACAGAGAGCACCCGCAGTACGTACTCAACGAGTACCTTGAGCACAGGAAGAAGTTCCTGAACACAATATCCACTCGAGACCTGATTGCAGGTGCTCGCAAGACCGCTGAAGCATCACCACCCGAGGTTGGTGCACCCAAGGAGATAAACAACCGCACCATTGCCAGGGCCTTCCTCCTTCACGTCGAGGAGTTCAATTACAAGGCACGCTGGCGAGCTCACCATGGATGGCCGTTTGATGATGTGCATGACCCCGAGCTGTTTCAGCGTCATATTGACGAGGGTCGGAAGAAGATTGAGGAGGCTGCAAAGCTGGGTGCTTCCCCTGACATGCTTGCCAAGTACGGTGGGCTGATCAAAGAGCCCTTCGATGCAACGAAGATTTGGACACCCGAGGGCAAGGAAATCAGCCGCCCGGACTTCACTCGTCTCGATCCTGAGAAACAGGACATGCTGCGAGCTTACAACCGCCAGCGGATGCAAGCGCTCATCAAGTGCAAGTTCGCTGGCATGATCGCTTCGGGGGCGCTGGTCGACATTCGATTCCACAAGCACGCGAAGCCCCTACTTGAGGAACCTGCTGAGATCGTCGAGTCGAAAGCCTACGGTCACAAGCAACCGGTGATTGTTGATCTCAAGCATGACACACCCGAGCTGATTGAGATGGTTAAGTCGGACGACAGCGCCGGTGTGCCCGACGCCGAAAAGGTCGCTATTGAAGTGCGGCCCGGTGACACGGTTGAATCGATTGCCGGACGCATTGCTCACGGCATGGGTGAGGTGATTGAATTTCCTGGAAAACAATGAGCCGATTGATGCGAATTGATCCAACGCGGACGACCCTGATTGTCCATGCCTTCACCCAGGACATCAAGTCGAGGATGGACGCTTTCAAAGGCCATGTCCATAAGCTCGTCGGGTTGGACGATTCGTTCGGCTTGGGTTCACCCGTAGCCAATGCACTTACCACAAACAAGTACCAGTTCCTTACGTCAGCCCAGAAGCAGCAAGCGTTCAGCAATTGGTTACAACAGCAGTTGGACAGCGGCGCTTTGGGGCTTATTGCTGGCAACGACCCTGACAATCCTTGGGTTGGTGCATATATCACCAGCGCGTACAAGCAGGGTCTTGTCCGAGCCTACCTCGACTCCCATCGAGATAGCATGGTGTCCGACCCTACCTTTTACGCCAAATCGGAAGCTGCGTTCGTCAAACAGTCCTTTTCCTCACCGGAAACACTGGACAAGATTCAGTCCTTAGCGACACGCACGTTTGAGGAAATGAAGGGGTTTACTGCTGATAATAAGCAGATACTTGGCAGGACCCTAGCCGATGGCATGGCAAACGGTGATGCACCACTCACCATTGCCAAGGACATGACCGACCAGATTGACGGCCTGACGCGGTCGCGTGCGAACATGATTGCGCGTACTGAAATCGTAAGAGCGCACGCAGAAGGGCAGCTTGACGCGTTTGACGCGCTCGACATCGATTCACTTGGCATGATGGCTGAGTGGGCTACGGCGGATGATGATGCTGTGTGTGAGGACTGCCAGGACGGTGCAGACAACAGCCCATACACTGTGGACGAGGCCCGGGGCCTGATCCCACTCCATCCCAACTGCCGTTGCTCGTGGATCCCTGCACCTGTGGACAAGAAAGGACGCATTGACCGCTCAAACGATTCAGCACCGGAGGCTGATGAAGAGGACGACCTTACAGACAATCTCAAGATCAAAGTCCATGGATGAAACACCCAAAAGCTTCGTACTGATCCGTCACCTCATGCGTGGCGATACGCTGCTGTGCAGCGCTGTTGTCAAAGCAGTCCACGAGAGGAATCCCGGCTGCAAGATTTACTTCCAAACCAAGTTCCCCGAGGTGTTCGAGAACAACCCCCGGGTGGTGGAAGCTGGCTTGGGTGTGATTGGACCGAACAAGCCCACAGCGATCTACAACCTCAACCTGGTGTACTACGAGCAGATGCCCGGGTGGCACCTGATCGATGGTTTCGCGCAAGGGGCTGGGTTCAAGCGCGGTGAGATAGCTCGGGACCTCGAGATGTTTCCTCGCGTCGGACACTACGACTGGGCGAAGCGCGAGATACATTGCTCCGACTATGTTGTGATTGCCCCGGGACCTGGCTTGTGGGAAGGTCGCAATTGGAAGGAGGAACGCTGGCGCGCATTGTGTCAAATCCTGATCAACGAGGGTCGCCACGTGGTGATTGTCGGTCAGGAGATGAACTACAAACTGCCCTGCTCAATCGATCTGCGTGGCAAGACACAGACGTTCCTGCACCTTGGGGCTGTGATCGGTGCTGCGTCGCTGTTTGTTGGTATCGACAGCTTCCCATGCCATGTCGCCGGTGCGATGAAGACGCCGCGCGTCGTTCTCTTTGGGGTAACGTCCCCTCAATGCTTGCTCTGTAACTCACCCCACACAAGTGCCGTGGTGAGTGATAGCAAGCACCCTTTTACCGGACTTCGCCACAAGGTGAACTCCATGAACAAAATCAACCTGGGCAACCCACCCAACAACCCAATGGACACGATCTCCGTGGAGGAGGTCCTAAAGACGATACGATCACACCTATGCCGACCACACGACGATTCCTCATTGGATCAGGATACAGCCACAAGTCAAAGACCCCTGTCCCTCCAGAGCAGTTCTGCGAAACTTGGGTAACCAACATAGGTAGCAATGTTCATCACCGAGCAGAACGGGTGGTGGTGGTTACCGGGGGTGGGATGGGTCCAAGTTATCTCCACCGCAATGTCAATCTCGTGGTGTCCTGTTCGGGGGACTTGGGTTCACTGAGGGACAAGCATGAGGGTAGGACAAACTACACAATCGTTGGGTGGGCGTCAGCGATGCTCACTGCAGCGTTAATTGCTTACAATGACTGTTTGGACTTTGTTTTCCAGGAGCAGGACTGTTTAGCGTTCGGGCCGTACATCGATCAGCTCTATGCTGAAATGGGCAATGGTACTATGACGATAGGGGGTCCACTCAACCCACCGCACCAGAAGCTCACATCGTCGCAAAGCCTTTTCCTGGTGCGCCACAGTTTCATACCCAGTTTTGTGTCGCTGTACTTGAGCCTGGGTGAGGATGCCACCCTCCCGGGCCAATACGGTGAGCAGAAATTCACCGCCCTGAAGAAAGGCCTTGGCGATAGGGTGCGCGTGTCAGGACCGTGGAACCTTGACCGCAACCGACCCCTGCCATGGGAAGCTCCTGTGTGGGCTGCACAGCAATGGACTTTAGACGAATACAACGAAGCAAAGAAACGCGAACTCATACGATGAAAATACTACCGACACGGCAAGACCTGATCAAAGCTGTTATTGAGCCCAACACCACGGGAGTGGAGGTTGGTGTGTTCTGTGGCGACTTTTCCGGTCAACTGCTGAAATATCCCATCAAGCGACTTTACATGGTCGATCCGTGGGCCACATACGACGAGTTCCGACACGACCCGCTCAACAGTGAGAAGTCCCACAACTACGCTTACAACCGGGTAATCACTGACCTTGCGCCTGACATTGCAACGGGCCGAGCTGTTGTGAAGCGCGGCTTGTCAGCTGATGTCGCCCGTTCGTTCAAGGAGCCCTGCATCCATTGGGCATACATCGATGGCAACCACCTGCGCCGATATGCGCTGCAGGATTTGGAACTGTGGAGCAACCTGCTGTATCCGGGTGGGTTCATCATGGGCCATGACTTCGTGGACAACACACCTGACTGCGGGGTGCAGCTCGCGGTCATGGAGTTCTGCGTAAAGTACGGGTGGGAGCTCGAATATGTCACCTCCCCGCACAACCCACCACCCGTCACCGAATGGGAAAACATCCCGTCGTTCTGTCTCCGCAAACTACCACGCCGATGAGCTTTGGAATATCACATATCAACCTGGGATGTGGTGACAACAAGCTCCCATACCCTTGGTCCAACTTCGACAGGGATGTGGACATCACCAAGCGTCTGCCGTTCGTCAACGGTGCTGCTCAGATGATCCTGATTGAGCATTGCCTTGAGCATGTGACCTGTCCCGATGGGTTTCGGTTCATGCAGGAAGCTTACCGGTGCCTGAAGCCCGATGGTGTGCTTCGCATATGCGTGCCTGTCATTGGCAGGCTCAGTCATGACAAGGCTGTGGACATCATCACCAACCACGGCCACCTTATGGTGTTCAATTTCCCACTCCTGAAACAACTACTTACCGTAGCGGGCTTCCGCATCGTTGAGGAGAGTGACCGAAAGGAATGCGACGGTCACTGGAAGGCCATAGGGATGGAGCAGGACAACATCGAAACACTCCGCGTGGAAGCTATCAAATGAACCGAAACATATTCCTTACCGGCGGTGCCGGTTTCATAGGCGTCAAACTGACTGAGGAACTGCTCAAGCGTAGCCACCGCGTCACATGCTTTGACAACCTCTCGACCGGCAAGTTCAAGGACATCGAAAGATTTGTCATGGCGCCGGGGTACCAATTCATCCAGGGTGACATACTCGACCCCATGCACCTTGTCACCACGATGAAAGGACACGATGTTGTGTGGCACCTGGCAGCTAATACGATCATGCAGGGCCAGGACAACAATTTCGACTTCAAGCACAACACGATTGGAACACTGAACGTGCTCGAGGCAATGAAGGACCTGAGCATCAAAGAGCTCCTGTTCTCATCGACCGCAGCAACGTACGGTGATGAACCCAACACCATCCTATCCGAGAAACACGGACCGATGCTTCCCATATCGCTGTACGCAGCATCCAAACTCGCTGCTGAGGCGTTCATCAGTGTGTATGCACACCATTACAACATCCACGCATGGATATTCCGGTTTGGCAATGTGGTCGGTGGTGGGATGGGTCACGGCATCATTTACGACCTGATCCAAAAACTGAAGAACCGATCAAAGGGATCTACTCCCATCCTAGAAGTTTGGGGCGATGGTCAGGGACGCAAACCGTACTTCTTAGTTGAGGACTGCATCTGGGGCATGATCACTGCTTTCAACATTCCGCCTGGCGAACGCCGCCAGTGTGACGTTTACAACCTGGGAACGGATGGTCAGACCAGTGTTGATGATGTTGCTCATATCGTGTGTTACGAGATGCAGCAAGCTGGCAAGATTCCCATGGATGAAACCATCTATCTCAATCACACAGGTGGACGCCATGGTTTCCCCGGTGACGTGCCAGTCGTGAACTACACTGCAACCAAGATGAACTCATACGGGTGGCGACCCTCTCATTCATCGGATGAAGCGGTGCACATCGCAGCACAACGTCTGATACCTGAAGCTTATGTTTCCTAGAACTGCAGTCCCAACGGGACAACAGCATTCGACTCAGGGCATTCTCCCAACTGACATTCAGTGCCAGCAGGTCATTGCTGAGATGACCACGTTCACCGACCAACTCACTGACTGGGAAAATGAGTTCGTTGTGTCGAACAAGTCTCGCACTCACTTTACCGACCTTCAAAAGGAACGCATCAAAGCGTTTGGCAAGAAATACGTCCTTAACACCCGCCTTACATGAACACACCCAAAAAATGGAGCTCAGATGAACTTAAGATACTCGACCGCATGAACCGAAAGCGCATGACGTTGAGTCAACTTTGCGAAGCATTCCGAACCACTGAAGATCAGATAGGGCTGGGGATAGATGAAATAAACCGCAAAGGACAAGTCCAACAACCCAAAGCCGAGACTTCTGGTGCGCTACCCGAGGGTGCAAAAGAAATCCCCATTGACAGTGACTTCATGCAGGAGGTCATGCTGGACATATGTGAGACACACAACAAGCTAGGTCAGCAGGTCATGGGCCTTGCACAGGTCGCTGCGATGAACGCCACTGAGGGTGAGATCATCCACACAGCTGAGAAGGTGACCGAGTTTTGGAAACAGATGGTCGAGCCCAAGATGGCGTTGCAACTGATCATCGTGCAAGTCCTCTACAAGAACTTCATATTCGTGCGAAGGCCCGTGGCGGTACCTGCACCAGCGAAGGAGGAGGAAAAGAAATGAGTGACGAAGCAAAGATTGCCGCTGCGATAGCAGCATTGCCACCGGACGTGGCGGTCGTCGTAAAGACGCTCATTGCGTGCAGGAACAAGGAGTGGTTTGGTAAGATCACGCTGCACATTGAATCAGGAAAGGTGATACGGTATAATACCGAGCAGAGTCACCTGGTGGCGAAACAGGGTTGACGCGTCGGTAGTGGGTAGGATTATTATTGACTTACCAGTCCTAGGCCCATATTTGACGTTCCACGGTAGGAACGGGTATCCGAAAAGCGGAGCTTGGCAGTGTTCAGCAGCTCCACTTTTCACACATGAAACGATCACAACGGACTCGGCGTCCCGCACGTCAGTCTACCCTTGTCACGAACAAAGACAGTTCGCCGACGTTGACCAAAAACGTGCGGCAGTCAGTCCGGTTCGCCCTGAAGACGAACTCGCGTCTCATACGACATGAGACGATGGAGGGCCGTGAATACACGGCGGTACCGATGGTGATGCTCACCGAGGGCGTCCATGCGGGCAGTCAGGGACCGTTGCTTTACCCGGCTGACGAGCTCGGCAAGACCCCGCAGGTTTGGAACATGAAGCCCGTGGTCGTGTACCACCCCGAGAAGAACGGTGAGGGTGTCAGCGCGTGCGACCCTGAGATCGCCGAGAATTACAAGATCGGTGTGATTATGAACACCACCTTTGATCAGACGGGCAGGCTGAAGGCCGAAGCCTGGATTGAAGAGGAACGCGCCAACAAGGTGGATGATCGGGTCATGAAGGCCATTGAGAATCAGGAAATGATGGAGCTGTCCACCGGGGTCTACACCGACCAGGAGGAAACGCCCGGTGAATACGGTGGCGAGGCGTACAACGCCATTGCACGCAACTATCGTCCTGATCACCTTGCTCTCCTGCCCGACAAGAAGGGAGCGTGTAGCATCGAAGACGGTGCGGGGTTCATCCGCAACAGCGCCGCGTTGAACAGTGAGCAGGTGGACATCCTGCTCAACTATGCGAAGGGGAAACCCGACGCTGAGGAGAACAACGATGACAGCAAGGACAACAACGCTGCCACGGCGTCATCGTCCGCCATTCGCAAGGGTGCATGGGCGGTGATTAGCGGGAAGCAGAAGGCGCATGAGGATGCTGCCAAGGCGCACAAGGCCGCTTCCGCCGCCTTCAAGAAGGACGGCAACGATGCCCACTCAAAGTGGCATGACACCAAAGCGTCCGACCACAAAGCATGGGCCGTTGAAGCCGGTGCGGCCAGCAAGACGCCCACCAAGAATACTCTCGTGTCTGCACTTATCGGCAACGCGCTCGGCCAGCAGGACATTTCCAAGGGTGACCTGGTGAAGCTTGAGCAGTTCGTCAGTGAGATGTGCGCTCGCGTCCTCGCCAACGATGTGACGGGCGATTCCAATTTCAAACCCGACCCCACACAGGACGATGACTCGGACGACAACCAGGACAAGAAGCGCGCCGCCGGTCAGGTGTCTACCACGGGCAGCGGGGAGGTCGCGTCGAGCATGACGGGGGGTGATGCTGCCACAGCGACCGCAACGGAACGCACCAACGACGCCATGACGCGCAAGTCACAGTCGTCAGTCGCGCACAAGGGAGCTGCCATCGCCCACCGCGTCGCATCGTCTGCACACCGCAAGGCAAATGACGGGAAGGGAAACCTGATGACAGCGTACCACGACACCGCTGCCAAGATGCACGACGGCATCGCCAAGGAACTTTCAGCCACGACCAACGAGCTGTCATTTGACGACACGCGCTCAGCGTTGAGCACTGCACTTTGCGAGAAACTGGACTGTGATCCCATGATGTGCAGTCCGTGGGTATGCGATGTCTTCGAGGATTACTTTGTGTATTCCTACAAAGGCGAGCTTTACTCGCACGACTATTCCAAGGACAACAAATCCGTTACTTTGGAGGGCGAGCCAGAGGCGGTGGTTCGCGTCACTACGTATGAACCCGCCACAACCAACGATTCGGAAGAGTCTTCGGAAACAACCAAGAACATGAATAAGAAACAGATCATTGACGCCCTGATCAAGAATCACGGCTGGGAGGAAGGCGAACGGAAGTTCCTTGAAGGACTTCCCGAGAAGCGTGTCCGCACGCTTCACGATCAAGCGACCAAGAACGCAAAGACGACCGGCGCGGGCGACCCCTCTGACGGGGGTGACGACGAGCAGGACGACAACCAGGAGGACAACCGCGGCGGCGAGGACAACGGCAAGGGTGGCAAGGGAGCCGGCGGCAAGGGCAAGCGCGGTGTCGGTGAGGACCCGTCGCCCGACGCGTTCAAGACCAACCGGGCCAAGCGCGCCACGTTCAACGAGTATCTCGCCGATGCGCCCGAGGAGGTGCAGGAGATTCTCCGGAACGCCCGGGACATCACCTCGAACGAACGCAAGCGCCTGTGCGAGGACATCCTCGCCAATGACGCCAACGAGTTCACACAGGAGGAACTCGACGCGTTCACGCTCCCGCAGCTCCGCAAGTTCGCTGCCATCGCCACGCCGGACCGCTCGTTCGGTGCCGTGCGCTACGACGGTCAGGGCGAAGCCGCTCCCGCTCGCAACAGCGAGGAAGGTGCCGGCGAAGTCCTGGACGCCCCGGTGATGAACTTTGAGACCGAGAAGGCCAAAGTCTCCGCCTGATCGAAACCAATCACGCAGAAACAATCAACAAGGATAAACCAACATGTCAGGACTTCCCACTCCGCAAAAGCCGCGGACAATCAAACTGCAGACGCAGCGCGAACGTTGCGAGCGTATTGCAGCGAACGGTAGCATTTACCCCGGGCATCTGCTCGCGGTGAACTCTAGCAATCAGGTCGCTCCTCACGCAACGGTCGGCGGTCCCGCCTCCCGCTGGTTCGCTGAGGAGGAAGGTCTGTACTCGCTCAACAGCGGCACGCCCAACAGCGTGGACACGCAGTACGCTTCAGGCGCGCTGATTCCCATCTTCATCGCCCACCCGGGCGATCTGGTGAACGCCATCTTGAAAGCGGGCGTTGCTTACGCGGTCGGCGACCAGCTGATCAGCGCGGGCGACGGAACGCTTGAGAAGGCGTCCTCACACACCTCGGGGTCGACGTTCCACACCATCATCGGCGAGTGCGATGTGGCGTTGGACCTCTCGGCAACCGGTGCCGTGAACACGCGCAGTGCCGTGTTCGTGTACTGATCCACGTTCAACATCAACTCAGTAAAATAGAATACACATGATCAAGAACCTGGATTACATCCTCAACGGTCAGGCATTCGGGAACACGGCCACGCGGCTGATGAACTCGGGCTTCGACCCGCGTGTGCTTCGCCCCTACCTCGGCAGGGACGGACGCACGTACATCACCGTCAACCACCAGGACCCGAAGACGGGCAAGATCACGCCCCGCGCGGCTCTCGCTCGCAACGCTTCGGCAACCCTGCGGTACGACGACTGGCGCCAACTTGACACCGCGGTGCTGAAGGCAGCCCGTGGTCGTCTGCGGTTCGTCGCCGACCTTCGCGCCGGTGGCCTGCAGTACACCATCCCGAACGGCCTGAGCAAGACCGTCCTAAGCACGGAGTCGAGCACCGACCCGGGCACGGCGGGTGTCAGCATGGACGGTCTCGACAAGGGCAAGGGCGACCGCCAGGAATACACACTGACCAATGTCCCGCTGCCGCTGATCCATTCGGACTTCAGCTTCTCAGCGAGGCAGATCATGGTCAGCCGTGAGTCGTCAACACCGCTCGACACATCGATGGCAGAGGCTTCCGCCCGCCGTGTCGCCGAGACCGCCGAACAGTTGGCGCTTGGCAACTGGGCCGGTGGCAACTTCTCATTCGGTGGCGGCACGATCTACGGGGCGACCACGTTCCCGCAGCGCCTGACGTACACGATGACGGCACCGACGCACACCTCCTGGACGGCCAGGACGACGCTGAACGAAGTGCTCGCGATGAAGCAGGCCAGCCAGGCGGCTGTCCACTTCGGCCCGTGGATCCTGTACGCGTCAACGTCCTGGGACCAGTACCTGGACAATGACTACAGCACGACCAAGGGCGACGTGACGCTCCGCGAGCGTCTGAAGCAGATCGATGGGATCCTGGACATTCGTGCCCTGGATTACCTGACCGGCTACCAGATGCTGCTCGTCCAGCAGTCCTCGGACGTGATCCGCGAAATCGTCGGACTGGACTTCACCACGGTCCAGTGGCAGACCGAGGGTGGCCTCGAGATGCACTACAAGGTCATGGCCATCATGGTCCCGCAGGTTCGTGCGGACGTGAACGGCAACACCGGACTGGTGCACGGCAACGCGGTCTGATTGAATTAGCGTCGGACGGACGCTGTTTCATGGTAATCTGGAGGGGCGCTCGCGGCCCCTCCAGTTTTCATTTTCGTTAGATAAACCACACAAAAGAAAGACACCCATATGAGTAAGCTCAGAGGATTCAAGGTACTGGCCGGCGTTCACCACCACAACGTGCCCGGTGAGATGAAGGCCAAGACTAATGCGGACGTTGATCCCAACGTCTATGCCGTCGGCAGCGTCGTCAAGACACGCGTCGACCTTAAAGCGGCATTCCCGAACAAGTTCGAGGAAATCCAGGTCGAGCAGCCGGCACCGCCGGCCCCCGCAGCTGCAGTCGTGAAGACTCCGGCAGCGGTCACCACGCCCCCCAAGGCAGAAACGTCGGCACCCGACGCTGGCGAGGGCACTACGATGCCTGCCGGGGAGGATGCAACCGATCAGTTCCCCAAGGCCAAGAAGCTGGGCTTCGTCGTCACGAAGACGGATGAAGGTTACTTCGTCGCCGACAAGGACAATCCCACCAGGGCGGCAAACGCCAAGGCGATCAAGAAGTCGGAGGTCGAGCAGTACGTGGCCGATCTGGCCTAACAACGCCGGCCGATGCCCCGTTGGAAACCAGAGCGCGAATGGGAGGGTCAGGACGCCATCATAATTGGCGGTGGTCCCTCATTGAAGGGATTTGACTGGGGCCTGATCGAAGGCGAACACACAATTGGATGCAACTCGGCTTTCACGCTCGGAAGCCGAGTTTGCTCCATCTGCCTTTTCTCGGATCAGCACTGGTTCAACAAGTACGCTGACGAGCTGAAGAACTTCGATGGTCGTGTGGTGACTCAATGCGAGTACATCAACGAGAACATCCACTTCATCTCGAAGATGGCCCGCCATGAGACGGAAATGACTGCTGAGGGCGACTCGCTTTACTTCGGTTACGGGTGCTGCAGCGGGACAAGTGCCATCCACCTCGCACTCCTGATGGGAGCCAAGCGGGTGTTCCTGCTTGGGTTTGACGGCAAGCTGGGACTTGAGCGGGAATCGAACTGGCACAACCGCGTCATTGAACCGCCCAACCAGCGAGTCTACGAGAAGTTCTACCGTGGGTTCGACAAGCTCGCGAAGACGTACCAGCAGGTGTTTCCTGGTACGGAGATTTTCAACTGCAACCCGGAGTCGGCGTACACTCAGTTCCCGTTCAAGGAATTGCCCGTGCCCGCATCCAAACTATTCATGGACTAACATGAGCTTTCCAGGACGCACAACGGGGGTGGCAGTTGCGGGGATCATTGAGACGGATCCCACTCTCGTATTCACTGACTTCTCGGGACTCAATCCTTTCATAGACGTGGCCAATGAACTCGTCACCGAGTGCTGCACACCATGGAACGGAACCACGGGCAACAAGCAGATGCGACCCTCTCAGGCGTACACACCCGCACGTTTGGAGCTGATTGAGAGGTGGCTGACGGCGCACTTCTATTGCACGCTCGACCCGAGGGTGCAGATGGAAGCTGCCGGTTCGGTCAGGCAGTCGTTCCAAAAGTTTGTCGGCACTGGGTTTGAGGGTTCACAGTACGGACAGAACGCCATGCGAATCGACACGCTGGGTGGACTCGCTGCGAAGAACAACAAGCCCCAGTTCATGCGCGACCTGCCAATTGGTATATTCTCGCTGGGGTCGCATGAGGGCCGGTACCAACCGCGTTGTCAGACTTCGGGCTACTGCCCATGAGCATAATCACACGAATGAGGAAGCAAGTCGCCGTGTGGTGGGGACAATCCGCCGCGCCCGATGCGTTTGGTCAGCCTGTGTGGGGTGCACCTGTGCAAATCAAGTGCCGCTGGGAGGACAGTGTATCCGAGTACATCGCCAAGGACGGCAGCACCCAAAGGTCAACTTCTCGCGTGTATGTTGATCGTGTTATGAAGGAGGGTGACCTCCTTCGACTTGGGGCGATCACAACGCTGACCAATTTGTCCGTGCCCAAGAAGAACTCAGGCGTGTGGGAGATCAAGAGTTTCAACCAGCTGCCCAACATTCGGAACAGCGAGACGCTACTCACCGCTTACCTCTGATGTTCATAGCACAACTCACAGGAATGGAGGACCTGATCAAAGGGGTCCGAGACGCCAATGACCAAATTGGTGGGAAGATCGAGCGCGGCCTGACGAAGTGCGGATTGCTGCTGCAGCGCTACAGTCAGTTGATCGTGCCCGTGGACAAGGGCAACCTCCGCGGGAGTGCCTACACGCGCTTGCAGGGCAAGGGATTCTTCGCCACGGTGGATGTTGGATACACCGCCAATTATGCCATCTACGTCCACGAGAACATGGACGCCGCTCACGGCGAGGATTACAACCAGAAGTACGCGGCGCAGATCGCTGCGGGGGACAAAGGATTCCATACTCGTGGTGCGAATCAGAAGGCCAAGTTCCTGATCGGTCCCGCAATCGAGCACCGCGGTGAGTTCCTGAGCATCATGGCCGGAGCTGCAATATGACCCCGTTGACTCAAAGCCCGGCGTTCATCTTGGCTGCCCTGCTCAGGAGCAAGGGTGTGGTTGTCTTACCCGGTTCGACTGGCATGTGGCCCTGCTACATAGGATCGATGCCTGACGGGGACAACGTGCCAGATGAGTGCGTGTCAATACGTGACATGCCCGGCATTAAGGAAGGACGCGACATGGCAAGCGGTCTAGTCCTCGAGCGATTCGGCGTGCAGATCAAAGTGCGTGCGACCAGCACCGATTACAACGGTGGGTGGCAGCAGCTGGATGCAATCATGCTGGCCTTGGACAAGGTTGTCAGTCAATCGGTGCAGACCGACACATCCCACTTTTACACCATTCCAGCAATCACGCGCGGTTCACCGCTGCCCATGGGACAGGAACCAATCACCGAGAGCACCAAGCGCCGGTGGTTCTTCGCACTCAACGCGACCTTCACTTGCGATCCAGTTTAGTCCGAAACAAAAACATAATCAGGAGATATCACAATGTTCCTACACGACGGTTATCAAACAATCATCTCGTTTGCAACGGACAGCACGTTGAAGTTCTACGAGATTGAGGTCACCCCTCCTGCCATGCAGATCGGCAAGAGCATCGACCTCACCACCATGCGGAACACCGCGTGGCGCACCGCTGCTGCCGCGATCCTCAAGTCCCTCACGGGCGCGAAGATCAAAGTGGCATACGATCCCGACATCTTCGCCCAGTGCGATGCTGGCGCGCTCGGCCGGAATCAGCTGATCACGATGACGTTCCCCGACAGCTCGACGCTCGCGTTCTACGGATTCCTGGATTCCTTCACACCTTCCGCGATCAAGGAAGGCGCACGTCCCGAGGCGGACATCTCGATCATGCCGACGCTGCTGAACGCGTCCAATGTTGAGACGGCCCCGGTCTACGTCGCTGGCTCGTAAACACCAACCACACACCCGAATAAACACACCCATGAGCGAAGACCTAGTCCTATCGACAACCGTGGCGACCACACCGGTCACCATCGACGGCAAGAAATACACGCTGCGCG